CCCGCCCCATTTGAGGGCGTTCTGCTTAGCGTGCCTGCTGCCGCAGAGATATTGACAAAGCACGAGGAAGCAAAGCTGAAGTGCGATCTTGAAGTAGAGTTTCAGCTTGACAAGTCAAACACACAATGTAAGCTTGATAAAGAACTGCTTGAGGCACGCATAGTAACGCTTGACCAGCAACACGCCGAGATTGTGGCGTCAAAAGACCTTGTGATTGAAAAGCAACAAGCAATCATCAAGAAGCAAGCACCGCACCGCAAGTGGCTTTGGTTCGCGGGCGGCGTTGTCCTTGGCGGCGCTACTTACTATGGCATCCAGCAGGCGGCTAAATGAGCAAAGACCCAGATTACATTGTTAGAGTAGAACAAGCCATCGCCAAGAAGTATGGTGAAGAAGCAATCCAGAATCCCAAAGCAGAATGGGACGAGAACAAAGAGAAAGTTTATCTCGAACAGATGCGAGAACTCTACAAGAAACAAAAGAAAAACGACGAAGCCAACGATAAAGTAGAAGTAAATGGTATAAAGGTTTCAAGAAAACTACTTAATAGAGAATCCAAGACAGGGTGTCCTGTTTGTGGTGCCTTCTCACATTCCACCCGTGATGACGTATCGCTCGTAAAGTTTGGCTGCTGCTACAAGTGTTATATCAAGTGGGTCGAAGGAAGGGAAGAAAGATGGCAAAAAGGATGGAGACCAAATGAAGGCTGACGAATTAAGAGAACTAATCAGAGAAGTTCTTAAAGAACAAGAAAAAGAAGAAGCTCCGACTGACGACAAGAAGGCAACCAAACTTAAGACTGGTTCTATGTCCGGCTCTCAACGACTAAAAAAGTCAAGAGAAAGAATCACCGACACATCAGACGAATTCACATCACAAGAACAAAAGATTGTAGATCAGCTTGAAAAGTTTATTTCCGATCTCGCAGCCAAAGAAGGAGTAGATCTCCTACAACATAGAGCTTTCCTAGAGAGAGCTATGAAACTAATTCAACAAAGAATGGTAAAATAAAAACAAACTATTTATTTCAAAGGAATACTACAATGGCAACAGTTTACGAAATCGTCCAGGCGCTATCACAAGCCGCAGCAAACGCCTACGACGGAGCACATGATGCGGACGGCAAACCAATTCAAGCAGGTCTACAGCGAGAAGAAGGCGAGCCACTCATTGACAAGCGCGTCATGGACGGCTTCAATGTTAGATTCCACGGTAACATCATGCGTCTATCCTACATGTCCGAAGTTCATCTAAAAGAAGTATATGCTAACGGCTTTGAGTCTGACATAGAGCAGCGCATGGCTGACATTGTAAAGTTTCTGAAGAAAGAAGCCCGGAAGGCTGGCGGGGGATCTATCTCACTCGCTAAAGAGGGAGAGATTGATATCCGTGTTGAAAATTCTTCAAGAGTGCGATCTTGGGTAACAGCCGTTATGGATTATAAAATTGGCGGTATGGAAGAAGTGTCTGTCGTTGGCGAAGCCACAGAAGATAAGCTTGCTGCTGGTTGGGAAAAGTTTATGTCTCAGGGCGGCTATGGCAAGCGCGCCCCTAATGACAAGAGACCAGCAAACTCTGGCAAGAAAGAATAAAGAAAGATGAATGCCAAGATTAACGAAACAACAAATACTCAAAGAAGTTGTTAAGTGCGGTAAAGATCCTTCCTACTTCCTGAAAAACTATGCCCGCATCTCTCACCCGATGCACGGGCTTATGTTGTTTAAGACATACGATTATCAGGATGATCTACTAAACGACTTTAACGATTATCGATTTAACATCATTAACAAGGGTCGCCAGCTAGGCATCTCAACAATTACGGCTGGCTACATTGTTTGGATGATGCTGTTTCACCGCGACAAAGCTATTCTTGTCATGGCAACGAAGTTTGATACCGCAGGCAACTTGGTTCGCAAAGTCAAGAACATCATGAAGAACCTTCCTGATTGGATCAGGATCGCAAATATTACTACGGACAACCGCACGTCCTTTGAGTTGTCCAATGGCTCTACAATTAAGGCTGCTTCTACCTCTGGCGATGCTGGTCGTTCAGAGGCTCTATCGCTTCTTGTTCTTGACGAGGCTGCCCACATTGAAGGCTTGGACGAACTTTGGACTGGTCTATATCCAACACTATCAACTGGTGGTCGTTGTATTGCTATCTCAACTCCAAATGGTGTTGGTAACTGGTTTCATAAAACTTGCACAGGTGCCGAGAGTAATGAAAATAATTTTAACCTCACCACGCTTATGTGGGACGTACACCCAGACAGAGACGAAGAGTGGTTCAAGAAAGAAACCAAGAATATGTCCAAACGCCAGATTGCACAGGAGTTGGAGTGTAACTTCAACACATCTGGTGAAACTGTCATAGATCCGTCAGGTATTGATTGGATGATGTCAATGGTGCGAGAACCAAAGCACAGAACTGGATTCGACAGAAACTTTTGGATTTGGGAAGAGTACGATCCAACTTGTAACTATCTTCTTGCAGCCGATGTGGCAAGAGGCGACGGTGCAGATAGCTCTACGTTTCACATTCTAAAACTTGAAACGATGGAGATTATTGGAGAATACCAGGGTAAACCAACGCCCGACCTGTATGCCAATATGCTAAACCAAGTTGGTAGAGAGTTTGGCAATGCGATGATGGTTGTAGAAAACAATTCTATTGGTTATACAGTGATCGATAAACTTATAGAGTATGGCTATCCTAATCTTTATTATTCAATCAAATCTACACACGAGTATATTGACCAGCACTTGGGCGAGCATCGAAGCGGAGCAATAGCTGGTTTCTCTACTACAACCAAGACTAGACCCCTGATTGTAGCCAAGTTGGAAGAGTTTATAAGAAACAAACTAATTAAGACGTATTCCTCACGTTTGGCAAATGAATTTAGAACATTTATTTGGAACAACGGGAAGCCACAAGCAATGCGAGGGTATAACGATGACTTGGTAATGGCTCTTGCGATTTGTTGTTGGGTCCGAGACACAGCAATACAATCAAACTCCCGAGACCTAAATTACCAAAAAGCTTTTGTTGATGCTATTATGACTTCTAGGACAACTTTGAATACCCAGATAAATGGACAAATTGGCTACACAGGAGAAGATCAAACTAGTAAAATGAACGAAGCAAGAAATCTATATTCCCAGTATATGTGGATAATAAAGTGAGAAACTAAATGGCACCGAAAAACCCAAAGCAAGGCAAGAACCCCGCAAATAGAGATTCCCAATTATTCAGATCTCTTACACGGCTATTCTCTGGTCCTATTATCAGCTACCGCTCCGAATCAGGTCGAAAGATTCGCAGACAGCATCTTGACAAGTATTCTAGCAGATTTAAGTCAGCGTCAGGACAACAATTTAAAAAGCAGTCTTACAACCCGCTTGATACAATTGCAGCAAATGCAATCGCAAACCAACGCAGGTCCGAGCGTTATATTGACTTTGACCAGATGGAGTATATGCCCGAGCTAGCTTCTGCCCTTGACATCTACGCAGACGAGATGACAACATTCTCTTCTCTTTCTCCGATGCTCAACATCAGATGCCGCAACGATGAAATCAAGGCTGTTCTAGATATTCTCTACCATAACGTGATGAACATTGAACACAACCTCTTTGGTTGGTGCCGCACAATGTGCAAGTACGGAGACTTCATTCTATATCTTGATATTGATGACGAGATAGGTGTTCAGTCTACAATTGCTATACCACTGCAAGAGATTGAGAGATTAGAAGGTCTTGACGCCACAAATCCGAATTACATCCAGTATCAGTGGAATTCTGCTGGCATGACGTTTGAGAACTGGCAGATTGCTCACTTCCGCATTCTTGGTAACGACAAGTATTCTCCATACGGCACTTCTGTTCTTGAGCCTGCGCGTCGTATCTGGCGACAGCTTACCCTAATGGAAGACGCAATGATGGCTTATCGTATTGTTCGTTCATCCGAGCGTAAAGTATTCAAGATTGATGTTGGCGCCATTCCACCACAAGAAGTCGAACAATACATGCAGAAGATTGTTACCCAGTTGAAGCGTCACACAATTGTAGACAAGGACACTGGGCGCATCGACCTGCGCTACAACCCGCTCTCTATTGAAGAGGACTACTATATTCCTGTTCGTGCTGGCTCTGTGACTGATATTCAGAACCTAGGCGCAGGGCAGAACACAACCGCAATTGACGATATCAAGTATCTTCGCGACAAGCTGTTCTCAGCTATCAAGATCCCACAAACCTACTTGACCATGGGCGAAGGCGCCCAGGAAGACAAGACCACTCTCGCCACCAAGGACATACGATTCGCTCGCACCATCCAGCGCCTACAACGCTCAGTCCTACACGAGCTAGAAAAGATCGGAATCATCCATCTTTATACTCTCGGCTACAGAGGAGAGGATCTACTAAACTTCAAGCTCTCCCTCAACAACCCAAGCAAGATTGCTGAGCTACAAGAACTTGAACACTGGAAGACAAAGTTTGATATTGCTGCATCTGCAACTGAAGGTTACTTCTCACGGCGCTGGGTTGCTGACAATATCTTTGGCATGTCCCACGAAGAGTTCCTACGCAACCAGCGTGAGATGTTCTACGACCGCAAGCATGACACCGCCCTTGAGGGTGTTGCTGAAGCTGCTGCCGCAGGCGGCGGCGAAGCTGGTGGTGGTGGACTTGACCTCGGTGGCGACGAAGGCGGCGGCGGTCTTGATCTTGGCGGCGGTGACGAAGGTGGTGGAGAACTTGACCTCGGTGGAGACGAGGGCGGCGATGAAGGTGGTGGCGAAGACACCACGCTTCTAGCAGCCCCTCCAGGCTCCCGTGACTCACCACGATTGGCACCATCACTCGGCAAGCGCGCGAGATCAGGTAAGAAATATGTGACTAATGGCTCTAAAGGCAAAGTTTATCAAAAGGTCGCAACAGACAAGAGACCATCCGGGGCAAGAACTCGCAACTACGCAAGCATCCCAACCCCCGAAATGAACACCTATCGGTCAAACAACCACGGTGCGTCAGAACTAAGATCACTCGCTAGGGGCATTTATGAAGAGCAAGACCCTAATTACTTGCGAGACCAAGAGGAAGAGCAATCTCTCCTTGAAGTTAACAGTTCAGTAAAGATGCTTATTGAGAGCCTAGAAACAAAGACTACGGAGAATGATAATGAAAAATAGACACAACAAGAAGCGCAACACAGCTTTTGTTTTCGAGGCTCTATCTCGTGAAGCGACTGTTGCAATTATCAAGGGAGACCAAGCAAGAAAAGAAAAAGTAGTCTCCATTGTTCGCAAGCATTTTACAGGCGACTCCCTACTCAAGAAAGACCTAGAATGCTACCGCTCTTTGTATGAAAATCAGAACCTAGACGAAACCACTAGCAAAAAAATTGTAGAGGCTGTGCTGGCTGCTAAGCGCCTTATTGACCCCGATGGATTGTTCAAGCAACAAACTGAAGTCATCAATGATATCAACAAGGAACTCAGCCCTGCAACATTCAACAACTTTGTGCCAAACTACAAGTCATTAGCTACTATCGCAAAGATGTTTAACACTAGCTCTCCAAAGCAAAAGGTAATGCTTGAAGGCAAAATTCTTGAAGGAATGGTAAGTGCCGTAGACGCAACTCCGCTTGAGCCAATGGACAGCATAACTTTCAGAACTTTTACTAAGAAGTTTAACGCCAAGTATGGCGACTCTCTTCTACAAGAACAAAGAGAACTTCTAAACCACTACATTTCATCTTTCTCACACGACGATCTTGAAACCAAGATATATCTCAACAGAGAGCTTGGTAGATTAAAGCAATCACTATCTGAGGCAGTCGATACCGAAGACATCGCAAACGACCCCGAGATGGTTCGCAAGACAAACGCTGTGAGAGAAAGGCTTGAGAGTCTTTCAAAAGAAACCAGTTTGAACGAATCCACCCTGTTGACCATCATGAGAACACAGGAGTTAGTAAAGGAAATCTACAACGATGCCAGTAACAGTTAGAATTGTTCCGGTCCCAGAGCCAGTAAAAGTAACAATAAAGCCGAAAACCCCTCCTCCTACTGTAACCCTAGAGCTTGACATTCGTAAGTCACTAAGTGGCGATCTAATGATTTTTGACCACGGCGATATTGATATTGTTCTTTCCGGCAAGGACAAGAAGATTACTGCTTTTCCAAAGCAAACAATGACCGACTTTACATATGGCGCACAGAATAGATTATTTGCTCATCTTGCTCGTAAAGGCATTATTATGCCTGAGTCAATCCAGGGTGCCTCTTACTATGGCGCTATGGAAGCGCAGCTACAAGAAGCAGCGGACGGCAAGCTAAATGCCGCCAAGTTTGCGCTTGTAAGCATTGAGAAGTTCATCACAGAAGAAAGACCATACTTTGAAAAGGTCGAGGCTGACATTGCTGGCTTTAATGATGAATATACTGAGCCAGATAAGACTGATTCTACAGAACTTGGCGAGGTCCCACAAAGGGACGAACAAGGTTCTATACGCAAGGGCTACATAAGAGATCCCTACACCTTCTCTTATATGTACACGATCTAGGAGTCCACTATGTCAAAAGAAATGAAAGTTATAATGGAACGCTGGGATAGGTTTGTTCTGCTTGAGAATGAAACCCTTGAAAAAATCAAGGATAGCGAGGTAGAAACAAAAAATCTTATACAGCAGATCTCAAAAATACAAGACAAAGAACAACTACAAAACTTTCTAAATATTGTATCTCAAGATGAAGAGATAATGGACCTTGTTTCCTCTTTCAAAGAAATGAAAGACATTATTGAAAAAGAAAAATTAGATGAAGGTCCGGTAGATGATTTGCTTCAAGCAAAGAATTTGGCAGTGGCGAAGGCAGTGACTTTCTTTGATACAGATTTGGGAAAGAAAATAGCAAACTACGGACCCACTGTTGCTGCAATTGCTTTTTTAGCTTTTTCATTATATGTGAATAAGACTTCCGGCGCCGGCGTCGACCCAAGCGTGGTACAGGACACTCTTAAGATACTTCTAAATAAAGGAAAATCTAGTGTCATGGACGCGGTGGGGACTATTACCGGCGTAGATATGTCGACTGGTATGGTATCGGAGAAAAGGGATGTTTGAATTATTATTATTTATACTTATAGCCTACGGGCTCACACAAATTTTGGTATACAGCGATATGCCAATAATCAAAAGACTACGACCAGACAAAGAATCT